AGTTCTAACATACCTTCTGTCTTCATTGATGCTAGATCTTCCAAGTAACCTGTTACTTTGTCCATCATGTCCTTGGCCGCTAATATTAATTCTGATTGTTCCTCTACACCTTCTTTGACGTTATTTTTGTCCTGCATAAGTTTTGCCGCCACGGTCTTTTCATCTGGATCTAAATTCATGCCTTTTTCTAATTTTCTTTTAATTGGATCAACAAGTTTGGTTGCCGCTGTGGTTCCAAAGGCGGTACCTGCCGCTCTAGCGGCTGTTCCACCTAATGCGGCAATCGCCGGTGCAATTTCTTTAAGTTTTTGGTTTACGATATCAAGCATCATCTGATTTTTTTGATAATCGTTATTTTGAAGTTCTTCACCAAAATGTGTGTTTTGGGTGATGTTGTGAATTTTTGTTCTAATATGGTTAGCAGTATCTTCCAATTCTTCTTTTGTATATCTGCTCAAGTCCATTGTTTGGTTAAATCTAGACTCAAATTCAGAAAGTAAACTTTCTGTTGTGATAGGTTTTGTTAGTTCTGTGCTTTGCATAACGTTATTTAGTACTTATACTCCAAAGGTCGAATGGAAGATGTCCTGGATATAGCCTTTATATTGGTCTGCATAGTAATTCGCATCATCCAGACGTTGTAGATAAATCTCTTCCATGACTTCGTTTCGTTCTTTTTTTGCTTGTTTGACCCTACTTTTTGCGGCCTGTATTTCAAAGACCTTTGATGCGAAATGTGTATCATATTCTATAATATTTTTTGGCACTGTTTTGCCATCCGCTAGATAATGTGCGACAAGTATCGCGGATTGTTTTAAATTTATATCTTCATGTAGTATTTTTGCTTCCAACATGTCGGCAACCACATACACATATCTAGTGCCTGTGTGCTTCTTGGGTACGATTGCTATATTACCTATGAGGATACCTTTGGAAAATTGTTTTGGTAAATGCCTAAATGGACGTCTTTCTTTTTCTTTCCGTGCCAGATCCGCAAGTTTATTGCGTAGGCCATAGGCCTCAATCTGTTTAACCAGTTCTGATTTACTTCTTAACGGCATTACCTAAAAATCTTATACGTCTATTTAAAGCATACTGCACACCGTTGTCAAGTTTTTTCCTGACATAGACGGATTTGTCCGCAAGGATCTTAGCCACATGCACCTCGTCAGCATCAAGATCCTTGTCAGTGAAATAAGCCTTGTGTGCATATTTTTTGACAAACATCATTTGATGGTCGGATACATAAACCCTTACCTTAGGTGCTATTTGTATGAACATATATTTTTTGGTAAATTTTTACTATTAACCGGGCATCTTCATCAGGATCACTACCACTGTGGATAGCAGTCCCGCGACCACTGTGCCCGCTGTCGCTATGATTGTTTTAGTTTGACTTTTATGACCTGCTGTCATCTCTTCATTCATTTTACCTAGACGAAGTTCAATAGCACTTAATCTGTCGTGTAGGCCTTTGTATCTCTCCGAACACAGGTCCACGTGTGCTTCTAGGTTTTGTTTTTCTAATTCTGTTGTACTCATAAGTCTTATATATTCTCTCAACTCCTGTTTGATCTCTCTGATCTCCGCTCCTATAGCCTGGAATTGTGCCTGAAACATTGCCTTTGTAAGCCTTAATAAGTTGTTTTTTATGTGCCTTAATCAAATATTATTTATCGGAAATTCCAGCATACGAAAAGTAGGTGTTTATTGTAGCCGGGTTTGCCGTGATAAATGTGTTGGTCGGAAATGTAGCAGTCTCTTTGCAAAAATTTATGATAGGTACTAAATCAAAATCATCTATGAGTTGTTCTGTGGGGTTTTGATCAGTACCATAAAGTCCTGTTTGCTCAGTGAAGAAGGTGAAGTGCCATGTGTTTTGTTTGCCTTCGTACGCATTGCCAAAACTGCTGTTTCCTATGGTATCGTATATTCTTTGTGGTGGTAGTTCCCAAGTGACGTTACCTCTCATCTGCAAAAGTTGTATCAATGTGCTAAAGTTATTATTTTGATTCCTTGCAATCGCCAAAGATTGTTTATCGTGTATAACTTCTCCACTCGGAGTTTTGAATGGAAACGGTCTTTGAAGACTGCCATTATCTGTGATATCAATTAATGTGTGAACCCTATATTCGTGCATTATTTTGCCTTGGCATAATACCAGACGTCTGGTGCAAGGTAGTCTTCTAGTTTTTGGGAGAGTTCAGGACTGTCTTTAACTAATTGTTTAAATTTTGGTGTAATGGTTTCGTGTAGTTTGATTATTGCTTTTTCTTTTTTGTAGCGTGGACGAACTTTTTCGATGCCATATGGGCATTTGAAGTCGTACTGTGTTGCAAGTCCTTCGATTTTGTCACTGAGATTGTTGTCTAATTTTAAAAGATGTTTAACTTCTTTGACACCCTCTATCTGGTCTGAGTATCGCCATGTATATCTGTCAAAGTGCGGGAACCATTCCATGATGTCGTCGTGTTGCCACCATTCATAATCTCCCCAACAACTGCTCCATTCCGTGATACCGTTCCAGTATCTTTTCTCTGGCTCGGCAAGAATAGCAAACACGTCTTTGTCATAATTTGGTAAATCGTCTTTCGTAACTTCTTTAAATTCATTAAGGTGGAATTCATTAAGCCATGCCATCATGCTGTGCACCGCACCACCTGTCAGCCAAAGCCATCCTGCCTTCTCATTTATGTCTATGATAACAGAATTTTTGAGTCGCATTCCATTGTCGGGTCGTCTCATTATTTCAAGGATTGTTTCAATGCTCATATGTTATAATTTAGCCGTAAAAAAAGGTGGGCCTTAAAAAAGACCCACCCTTATGGTAATAGTGAAAACTATTAACTTATAGCCGCCGCAGTTAAGATACCAAGTTTAGTTTCTGTTACTGTTGCTGAACTGATTGTTGCTGTAACTCTACCGTTACCGTTCAACGCTCTGATGGCTGTTTGTAAAGCCGCGATTGTTGTAGTAGACGATAAAGAATCTAAACAGTCTGTTCTTGTACCGTAAGTTTTTTGTGTGTTTGAGTCTGCTAATGGACCTTCCATTAATACTGGCACACCGTTGTTTTCGATTGTTGCTCTAGTCATCTCTAAACCAGCAACGGCATTAGACGCTGAAAAGTCAGCAGTCTCAGAAGCCATTGAGTTGATGAAGTCAACTGTGAAGAAAGTCATATCAACTGAACCTACTTCGTAGTTTTCGTTTCTAGAGAAGTTGTTTTTTGCTATTGGCATTGTAATATCCTCCTATTTTCTGATTTACAACACTTTGATTCCGCTCCGGAATCAAGTTGTAAGTATTTATATCTGATTTTGGTAAATTAACCGCTATTATTAGTTTTTTTGCTCTTTTTTACAGCATTTGCACAAACAATCAGGACAATCTCTGCATTCTGCACATGATTGTTTGCAATGGTGTTCACATCCGCATTCGCATACACATTTGATCATACTATTTTTTCCTTGCTCTGTCATGGATGTTCTGCAGAAGTTTCACATAGGCGTAACCACCTTTGGCTATGTCGTCTATCATTTTGACAACAGGCGCATAGGCACTCATGTATGGCCCAGGCACACCTTTGCCTTGTTTTACCATATCTGCCACAACCTTTGCACGTCTAACATTGTTGGGACCAACCAACAACCTGTATGCGTTAAGTTCATCTCCTGTCATATCAGATGGTGATATCGATCTCTCTGCATCTACTACATCGTCTAATTCGAGTTTTTGTTTGTCCGCAAACTCCTGTGTCTTACGTTGTATGTCTGTGCCTGATAGATTTGCTTTCAGGGCCTGCAACAATCTAGTTGTAGTAACTTTTTTATTTGCTCTTGATAAATTTGTGTAATCTGATATTGCTATCCTTAAATTTTTGTATGCAGTGTTTCCTATGCCAAGTGATGCTTCTAATTTGGAAAGCACAGAATAACTGTTTTTGAAATCTCTCAGATATCTTCTTAGAGCCAAAACAGGAATTGTAGATCGTTGCCGCATCGCTTCTGCCTGTTTGCTATTGGCCAGTTTTTTTGTAATCTCTGGATCACCTGATACCACAGCCAACATGTTGTAAAGATCGTTCTGCCCCATTCGTACTTTATCAAAAGTGCCATATCCTAGTGTGGCACTTACATACTGTTTTACAAATCCTTGGGTCTGTTTGAAGTTGTTGAGCAAGGTCAATGCCAAGAAACTGAGGTAAATTCTTTCTGTGATCTCTGCCCATGTGTACCTTTGCAGGTCGCTTTGACGCCTTACCACTCTTCCTTCAGATACATACTTTAAAAATGGAGTTATCATACTCGTATTTATAGGCTTATGCAACGCAATTTTATATTAACCGATGTAATGAAGACAGGTTATCACACGGACCTCGAGGCATTTATTGACCTACACACGATCGAAAAACAAACATTTGAATGCACAGGTGAATATTATACCTTACACTCATACGACCTAGATTCATATGACAGGCGTCTAGCAGTGATTGACACGAGAACAGTCAACAAAAGATTACATAGCGACCAATTCAACGACGAATTAAAGAAAAGGTGCGACCTATTGCACAGCCAAGGGTTTCATTTTATTAAAGCAAATCCATGGGAAAGCCTACCTAACATGGAAGCAAATGAGCATTATCCAATTATAGACATACCCCACGTCAAATGGGTTGGAGGTATAAGTTGGTTTTGGTTCTACATGTACAGGAAACATCTGGGAAGAAAGTATACATTTGATCATACAAATAAAAAATATGATTTTCTATATCTAAACAAGACTCCAAGGACACATAGGATCAAATTGTACGACATGTTGCAAAGCCATAATGTATTGTCAAACAGTCTGACTTCTTTTCATGGCCATGATGGCACATCGTTACCTTTGGAATATGAGTTGCCTGGAGTAACAAAATATCCTTATAGAGGATTAGATCAAGATATATTTGAAAAGCCTTACAACGATACCAAGTTCAGCATCGTATCGGAAACAAACGATAACAGCAATGACATCTTCATGACCGAAAAGATATGGAAGCCTATTATTGCAGGGCACATGTTTGTCGTGCATGGTAATCCTTTATACCTACAAAAATTAAGGGAGATAGGGTTCAAAACATTCAACAATTATTTTGATGAGAGTTACGACCTTACAGATAATTCCTTAACACGTGTTGAGAAAATTACAAAACTTTGTTTAGAATTGAAAAACTGTTATTGGGAAGATATGTACATGTTGAGCAAAGGTATCAGGAAACACAACACAGAACTATTTTTTAACAAAGAAAAACTCTCTGCCGAGATAAACAAAACCTTAGAACTATTTCTTGAATTTGTTGACGGCAGTTAGATTACGTCTCGAGAATCCTAATCTATCCACTAGTTTCACAGCATTACCTGACTTGTCTACTGCAACAAAACCTTCTGGTTCCGTAACTTGCAGGCCGTTGTCAGTTTGTTGGAATGATCCAATTGATTGCGCCTGGTTCATTTTCTTTAGCACGAATGCCTTCATGGTCTGTACTGCTTTGTAAAATGTCAACATAGCCTGTAAAGGTTTTTTTGCCCTATTAAGAAACACAGGCATCTGTTTCATTTTATCTTGTCTTAACTGCAAGGCCTTCTGTGCTTTGAGTCCGGCAATCTGTTGTTGCATCCTATCTGCATAGAACTTTTTGAAACCTTGTAAGAACTGATTGACGTTGCTAGGTAACTGTCCTTGTTTGACCATTGCGTTGATATACATCTGGAACATAGGAACAAAGTCTTGATTCTGTCCCAATACGCTAGATAAGTTTCTTGGCACTACATTTAACAATGATTCTAATTTTTCTATACCATTGAAGAACTTTTTTGTCTCATCGTCTGTGAACTTGGCACTGCCAGATACATCCTTATAGGTTGCATTGTCAAAGAATACGTCAGGACTTTTTGTAAATCCATCAACATCCGCTCCTGCTTGAGCATTCATATCAGCCAAAGAATCGCCAACATAATTTGTATGGAATATGATTCCAACCTTGGCTCTGTCTATCTGTGCTCCTAGGTCTCCTTGTTCTGGCACAGCATAGGTGATTGTGTTAGGAGTAAATGTAATATGCGGTTTGCCATCTATGTTTTTCCTTGTGATGTCTTCATCTGTGAAAAGTAAATCACCCTGCACGACTCCTTGGATGTTTAGTTTTTTGAGATGAACCAAGCACTTCAATAACTTCTGGCCAAGATCTTCTGTCCCGTGATTCTTTGCTATATCTTTTTTTGTGTAATTAATTTTGGCATTTTGAGCAAACACTGACTTTGTGCCAACGAAAAATTTTCCGTTTGCAGGGTTGGTGCCACATACCACAGCAGGTGCTCCGTCCCACTTCACAGAAACACTCATTGCCTCTGAACTTGTTCCTTTTAGTGTTAATAGTAATCCTCTGAAATATTCCACAACCGCTTTACCACCTTCGTAGCCGTCAGTTATTACTATGTCCTCAATGTGTTCAAGGTGTGTCCTCTTGAACTCTGTTAGGACATCTTCTATCAACATGATTAATCCTCTTTGTATTCGCCGTCTACAGTTTTAAGAATGTTTGTTTTGACTTCTTTATTTTCTTTGATCCTTGCCACGCCTTTAGAGAACTTGCTGGCATCCATATTTTTTAACGACGAATGAAATTTCTTTTCTAATTTATATGCAGTTTCTTGATCAAAGTTTTCTCTGATGTATGTAAGCAACCTTATAGCCGACTCCAATATGTGCGATGCTCTACTTTCGACCACTTCTTCCTTGTCCTTACGGAAAGATATGTTACCTAATTCTTCTAATATACTTCTTGTTGATTTTTGCATATACGGTATTTACACATTATTGTAACACAATTAACGTAAAAGTCTACTGCTATTAGTCAGTTTTGTTTATTTTTTGACCCACTCTGCGTATAATCTATTAGTTGCGTCATCTTGTATGTCTTTTAGATGGAAATTATACTTGTCGCAATAGTGCTTGTTAAGTTGCCTACTCCATGGAAAAAATCTCACCTTTGCTGAATCCTCATGCCATGGATGATCATTGCCGTAACAGTTTTGTCGCCAATAGATCCTATCTCCGGCCACAGTGACATTGGACAGTTTCTGTAATTGTGCTTCTACTTCGGCCGCTGTACCAAAGTTCAAACTACCAAGGCAGAGATAGACATTGAATTTTTTGTGAGGTTGATAATCTTCCCACGTGATCACTTGATCCGCTTGTTCAAATGCAGGATCAATTCCATAAACTTGGTCTCCTAATTTTTCTTTTAAAGGATTTGTACCGCAACCTATATCTAGGATACTATCAGTGTCAGTAAACTTGTCCAACAGTGCCCAACCCGAGTATTTTTTATTATCCCAATTTGGTTGCCAATGGTTTTTAAAATATTGTGTTTCTAAATCATTCATTCGTATAACCAAACTTTTATATCTTTGTTTCCATAATCATGCAAAGGCGTATCTACCGGATGCGAGATATTTAACATGTCACAAAGTTCGACATTATTTTTTGGACTTAAACAATCGCATTCGTGTTCACTTACAAAATCTAATATGTCCCTATTTTCTTGTTCTATATGATACCACATCTTCTGTAGGTTTTCAAAATATTGATAGTTTGGATATGTTATATTAAATTCGCCACACAGTTGCCACCAGTCATAACATTTTCTGTTATCTCTGTAAATCAATACTATCGGATACCCTAGTTTTTTTAGACTGAAAAGTTTGTGTGCAAAGGTGTGTGACTTGATGATACGTTTGCCCATGCCGGAAAAAGGTTTATCCCACTCTGACAGTTTACAGTCAAACTCCATCCCAGGATCAAAATATGCACCTGTGTGCATCAATTGTTTTTTGCCTGGCGTGTCAGCATCATGCCAATATGTCCTTTCATCTGTGTAATCAGTGCTATCTATGTCGGGCGATTTGTGTATATGTTTGAATACACTGCTCCATTTAGAACCTGGAGCACCTGTCATTAGTATGTAACTCATTAATGGTGTATATCTAGTTTGTGCTTTGAATCTTTGTTTGTGTTATTAATAAAATCCCATGTCTTATCTGTGGTCCTGCCTGTGTATTGTAAAATATATCTTGTGTCCCAACCCATGTTTGCCGTGCCATGCGGAAAATCCTGCCAGTGCCAACTTATGATATCTCCTGCTTTCCAATGTGTATGTGTTGCCGTGCCTTGATGCCATATCTGTCCCATGCTCCAATCATTTAGGAAGACCACAAACCTGTGTACTTTTTTTGGCTCCACGTCATAGTCTAACTCGTCAAAACTATTTTGTCTATCTAGTCTTGCGGCAAAATTGTCCATGTGCATATGTAGTAATTGTCCGCAAACCTGTGAGTGCAGTTTAAGTTCATAATCAAATAATCCAAATAATCCTTCTGCGAGTGCAATCGCTTTTGGATCAGTGAACATGTTTGCCCTGCCATATATCTTTCCCTCAGGATCTCCTCCTGATCTAACTATGTCGTACACCTCTTGATCTATTGCGTAGTTTCCGCCAACACTTTTGTTTCGTGTTGCCCAATGCACTGCATTATCAAGTGCGGCGTCACCGTATGTTTTGATAAAGTAATCGCAGTCCATGTCTACGTTTCCATGGAACATAAGAACATCTTCTATGTTGTCTTTCCTGCTCCAGTCGAAATGATATGCACCTCTTTCTAGTGCCCTTTTTTTCTCGTAGTCCCAACGGCTTTTTCCGTATTCTAATTTCTTACCAGTCTTGACTGCGTTGACTTCTGTGTGTGCCTTTAAATTTTTAATTGCTTGATCTGAATCTTGTAGATCCTCGTCTATCTTTTTCAATATGTGTTTTGAATAATCTTTGCTGTGTTCCATAATTATATTTAAGTCGTAAAAAAAGGGCGATAAAAAAATACCGCCCTTGATTTAAATCGATTTAAATGATTATGCGTAAGCCTCGTCCATAAGTTTCTTGCTTTCTGCTAAAACGCCTGTCTTAGCACAAGTCACTTTGAATAAGTCTTTTCTAAAATCGTTGATGACACTGTTGATTTCATCTTGTGCGTCTTGTGTCTCACAAAGTTGCTCAAGTTCCATTCTACCAATTGTAGCATGGAAAGTCTCATCCTTGGCAATTTTTGCGTATCTAGAAGAAATAAATTCATCTTCGATACAGTTAGCCATCATTGCCCAGTTTCTAGCCGCTCTGCCTTCAGCAACCAATTGGTATAAAGCCAACATTAATGGATTGCTGTTGCAGTTGTACTTCTTGATAAGAGCCGCACCTTTTTGGTGTTGTCTATCTTTGTGGCTGTTTACTGCTTCTTGCATGTCTATCTTTTCACCTTTCAAGTATTCCACAACTTCTTTCACAAATTGAAAGTGTTTTGCTTCGTCGTGTGCTTGTTTAGAAAGTAGAACAAGTTTCTCTGGACTAGTGCCTTCCGGCATAGCCGCGATCTCTCTTGAAATTTCTTCCATGTTCATTCTTTCGTTTACCATACGACCAGTGAAGTTATCGATTAACTCGGAGGTGTCTTTGTTTACATCGTAGTAGTGCTTGATCTGTAACTCTGATGCTCTGTACAAAGCCTCGTTGTCTGCTTCAAGTTTTGCTACGAACTCTTTTCCTGTTAACATTTTTTACTCCTTATAAGTTCATTCAAGGTATTGTCTCCTAGGATAACCTTAAACTAACAATATTTATGCTGGTAATTGTGGAACCTTAAATAAAAGCATGAAATTATTGTTGAGTCAGGAAGAGCATATCAAGTTCACTAGACCGTTTGATGCTCTGGAACGAAACTACTACAAATTCCTATCTAAGCACGACATAATTCCTTGCCCAAATATCATTAAAGTACCTGATAATGAATATGACTGCCTTTTGCTTACAGGAGGACCCGACAGCATAGCAAGGCACCAAACAGAGGATCTACTTTACAAACACGCATTCGAAAACAAAAAACCTATAATTGGCATTTGCCATGGAGCATTTGTCATTAATGATCTCAATGGTGGCACACACGGCAGGGTGGACGGCCACGTTGATGCTGATGTCACAATCACAATGGAAGGCCAAGAACATGTGGTTAGATGTTTTCATTCTCAGTCGATCGAAACACTGGCCAAAGATTTTGTTGCCATTGCACACGATAAGCAAGGGAACATAGAAGCATTCAAGCACAACAAATTACCCATCTATGGAATTGTATGGCATCCAGAGAGAATGGAGGTGCCTGTGTTGCCTGAGGATGTTAAAAAATTACTTGATTAGTTTCCTACGATAAAGCCAAACGTATCTGTGAGGCCACAATCTTTCTGGTAGAGTGCCGCCATCGGGACCTGTCGTATTGTATTCTAGTTCACACCACTCAACATCAAAGTCCATTAGTCTAGCAAATTCATGCACTTGTTTTAGTCCCCACTGGAACCATTGAAGTCCTCTATCACTTTTGTATCCGCCTGGTGCACCTCGCATATAGAGTCTACCACCCGGCTTCAACCATGACTTAACTTTTATTAACATTTGTGCGATGTCATCATGATCACCCCAGTTGATAGAACCCAGCGCCAGTATCACATCAGCACATTCAGTTTTGAACGGAGCATCAAAATGTCCACAAATAATGTCAGCCTCTTTGAACACAGGGTCATATCCAACAAGATTTGGTATTTTACCTTTAAAAAAGTTTAAGGCACACCCGGCGTCTATCACAAATTTTGGTTTGTGTTTGTTAATTTCTTTGACAAGATTCTCACCAGAGTGTTTGAAAAGATGTATATTTGATTGCCAAACATTTCTATAAAAGTGGTCTTGTGCTTTTTGATCAATCATCCAAATACTTAATTAGGCGTAGTCTATTCCTCTGTTCTTCTGAGTGATGCTTCTGTAAACCAGTAAAAGTACCAAAGAGAGCAACACAACAAACAAAGGTCTCACCATCATTTCCGGAATGGTGTACATAGTGTTAAGTTGCTGTCCAAGATTTTGCCACTTGTCTATGATAATATATGTAAGCAGTATAGCGGGTCTGCTTATCTTAAATTTGTAACAGAAAAGTCCTAACACACTACAAGCGGCCAGTGTCAAATAGTCCATGTAAAGACCTGTGTAGGATTGGCAGGTGTAGATAATGATTGCAAATATGATACCTGCGTAGATCCAATAAGGGATCTCAAGTATTTTCACAAGAAGTTTAGATGTGAAGATACAAATAATAAATGTCAGTAATGTGGCACCAACAAAACCATATCCCAGTAGAGATAAGAATTTTTTATCTTCGAGCATGAAAGGATTTCCTACATCAAGTCCGAACGTGATACACATGGCCATGAAGATTGCGGCGAACGGTGATGCCGGTATTCCAAACAGCACGGTTGGTATTAAACTGCCGGCCTTCTGTGCGTTGTTGGCTCCTTCACAACCAGCAAGTCCTTTTGGATTTCCCACACCAAACTTGTCGTTAGGATGTGCTTTGACTGTGGCACCATAGGCCAACATATCTCCCACAGGTCCAACACCAGGTAACAATCCTGCTATGAAACCAATAAAGCCTCCGCGTATAGAGTCACGCCAAAGTTTCAGTGTAGTTCTGAATCCATCAAACAATTGGCCAAAATAATTTTTTATCGGAGCAGGTCTGTTTTTTCCAAAATGAAATCCTGATACTAATTCTGGAATACCAAATAGTCCTGCTATCATCATTACTATGGGCACTCCATCTTGTAGATATAATGTGCCAAAAGCCAACCTAGGTCCTTGTGTCTGTGGATCTATACCTATTAATCCTATAAATGCTCCTATGGCTATCGCACAGCAACTTAACCAAAAGTTTTTGGAAACTATAAATGCCACACAGGCAATTGATAGAGTCATGAACATAAACAGTTCGGGAACACCAAATTTATAAATTATTGGTGCATAGAAAGGCAATAGAGCAAAAGCAAGGATGCCAAAGAACACTCCATTAAATGTGCTGTCGGCCATTGCTATTCCTATTGCTCGTGCGGCCTCTCCGTTCTTGCTCATCTTGTATCCATCGATGATGGATGCCGCCGTTGTTGAAGCACCCGGTATACCCGTAAGCAAGGAGGTGTAAGAGTCAGCGGTGCTTGATGCCGCGATGACACTTATTAAAAATATTAAACCGTAGTAGGGATTGGGATCAAAGTATCCTGCGAATGAGAATACAAGAAGCATCGCCGTTCCGGCACCTGCCATTGGAATCACGCCTAGTAGTATTCCGTAGACTGTTCCTAGCAGGCACCAGACCGCGTAGTCCATTGCTAATTCAATAGATGTGGTTTGAATTCAGCCTTCCAGCCAAATATATTGTTGAACCACCAAACAAGATCCTTCAATTTTTTCTCAGTATAAAGGGAACGTTGATATTTGACGATCTTATCTGCTTCTTCACCTATTGCCCATTGATAATCACCACCCGATGCTTTGGCGATAATTGCTCTCGACTCTGGATCTTTCAACATTTTCTTCAATGCCTTAACAAGTTCTTTTCTGTGTTTGGCACCTTTGTTTACCCAAAGACCTTTTTGCAAAGAGTCGTTTTGGAATTGTACAAGTCTATATGCATCATACAATTCACCGCTTGGTTCTTCACCCCAAGTTTGTTTGAACACCGTGTCAAAGTCTTTTCCTGGTGCGTTAGGATTTGTGACAATTTTCTTTTTCTTTCTGTCAAAAACTCCTTGCGTAAACCATAGTTCACCGTGTTCGAATTTTTTGATTTTCTTTGTCCATGCAGTAGGGTTACCTCTGAACACGTTGAACTCGCCGTTTGCAAACATAAGTGTACCTTGTTTGTCATTGACGCCCTTAACGTATTTCATGTCGTTTTCTACACATTTCTTGTAAGACTCGATCTTGCCGTCAAGGTTACCACAATACATCAGTATCATTCCTGTTGTGTCACCTGCCGCGTGGTCGTTTCCGAAAACCATTCCACCATCTCTTGGATTCCAGTCTTTTCTTTTACCCACAAAGATGTCAAGTAATTGAACGCCTATGGCATCCCAGTTTGTGTAGTCATATTCTACACCTGATACAACCAAAGTGTTTACAGTGGTAGTACCACCTGTGACTGTGACTGCACCTTCTTTGAATCTGTTTTCTTTTTCCCACTTGTTCATTCCAAGTCTGTGCCTTGCACCTGGGATATGCACTGATTTGACCTCTCCGTCAACGTGCTTTTTAAGTTCTTTAATCACCACCTGTGCCCATTGGTCCAATCCAGATCCTGGTTTTGTAGGAAGATAGATTGTGTAATCAGCAATAGCATAGGTACAAGTGAATAAGAACATTATAGTTGCGATTAATGTTTTTTTCATTGTTTCTCCTATTATATTAAATGTAATATCGCTCGTTTGTTTGATTTACTTACGATCCTTACAAAGCCAGTATATAAAATCTGGACCTTGGTGTCAACATTATTTTTCTTTTTTTGAGGTATTTTTGACAAAAACACTACCATATTTTTGAGTGTACATTTTAAGTTTGTCAGATAATTCTAGCACTATTTGTGAGTACTCGGCGTTCTGCACTTTCAGATTTCCGACCTGCGCCTCCAGTTGTCGTATCCTAGTAGTTTTATCTTCCTTGTCCATTGTAAGCCTTATAACTTCTCTTTTTGTGTTTGTTCATAGAACTCTTCTTGATCCTACTTTTGTTCTTGCCTTGGGAAGTCTTTTTAGGTTTACCTTTAGAATATCCTGATGTGTTGTGTAATGCCATTCTAAATAGTATACTAGACAAATTAAAAAGTCAAGTATATAATATTAAATAATATTATGATCAAGTTCGCCCTCAAATGTGAATGTTCTGCCAAGTTCGAAGGCTGGTTCCCAAGCAACGAAGACTATGAAAATCAATTGGCAAAAGGACAATTACTATGTCCAATGTGTGACAGCACAAAAGTCAGCAAGGACATCATGGCGCCTGCGATTGGTAAAAAATCCACAGCGAGAAGCCGTGGTAAAGCCAAGATGGAGGAACTGACCGGAGACCAAATGGTTATGGGTGGACAAGCACGTACTCTATTAAAACAGATACAGAACCACGTGGAGAACAACTTTGAGAACGTTGGTAAAAAGTTCGCCCGAGAGGCCAGGAAGGCACACAAAGGTGACAGGAACATGGAGTTCTATGGAAAGCCAACACAGAAGGAAGTCAAAGAACTAGTAGATGAGGGCATAGACCTGTTCGCGGTGCCGGACTACAAGGACAACTAATTGAATATACAACCAGTAGATAACAAGTTAGACCTGTTCCAAGTTAGGGATCTGATACCCACAGACATTTTAGAAGCCGTAAACAAAATTGATTTGGACCAAGTACCATACGATGAAACAGGCTGGTTAGACTTCCCGTCACGTAAGGCATTGCAACCACCAGATGGAAGTGCCATGGCAGAATTACAAAACCACATAAAAACCTTGCACGGAGTATTGTCAGACTCAATAGGAATAAAGGTGCACAGCATAGACTCCACATTTTGGTTGGACTCTCAACATTTTACCTTTCCTGCCCACATTGATAATCCTGGTATAGAGTCGGCAATGCAGATATATCTAAACGATTGCCCAAATACAGGCACCACATTTTACCAAATTGGGCCTGAGGAAGTTGAGGATAAGGACGATTCGCAGAAATGGCATTATAAAGGCCACGTACCTCCGCGGAATGTAAGACATCAATTCGCCTTTGAAAAAAACAACGGTTACCTAATGATCAATAATCGTACCCAACTGCATGGAATGGATGGTAAACTAAATGCCAGCCAGCGGAGATTTTCCTTATATTGCTGGATAAATTAGCCAGGTTGACTTTATACACTTTTTAGTATATAATTGTAAACATGGAACGTAGGATAACAGAGATTGAAACTCCGGCGATTCATTTATTAACAAACAAGGAAAAGGAAACAATATGCTGACAAGTATGTTTAATACACTTTTTCCTTCTACTAAAAAGGAAAAAACCATGGCAAACTCAACACAATACGTTGTATACACTAGAAACTTCAAATCAAGAGCGAAGCAAATTGGTGTATTTGCGGAACCGGCTTCTTCATACAAAGTGAATGGTGAAGTACACGGTGGTAAAATCAAGTTCAAAAACCTAGCAGTAAAAAACACTGCAAGAAAAACAGCGACTAACAAGTTGTTATCTAAAGGTTTGGACTTTACAGTAGAAGTATTAGGTGTTGCACCTAAGGCGTCTGCTTTGACTATGAAGTCAAACATCATTTCTTTATTAAAGAAATCAGGCAGAAAAGTAATTAATTACTCTGCGTAATTAATAATTCGATCTAAGGGCGGTAGGCGACTATCGCCCTTTTTTTTGTGATTAAATAGATGCATGAGCGATGCAGATTTAATCAGCAGGATTGAAAATCCAGATCCAAACCAACATTTACATATTAGAGATCTCCACATAGAGCCTTCGTCATTTTGTAATGCCAGATGTCCTGGATGTCCGCGTAATGCATCAGGCTACAATATTCCTGAATTATTCACTCAGAACAATCTTTCAGTAGAAAGATTTAAAGAAATATTATATCAGTTTCCAAATGTTGTTACAATACTTTTCAATGGTAACCTAGGAGATCCGATGATGAATCCACATATTGTAGATCTCACAGAACTTACCAAGGCCCAGTGTACAATAAACACAAACGGATCAATAGGAAGATTAAAAGATTATGAAAAATTGGCACAGAGAAAAGTAAGCATGTATTTTAGCATAGACGGATTGAAAGATACAAATCACTTGTATAGGCAAGATGTCCAATGGATCAAGGTCATGGAAAGGGCAAAGGCCTTCATAGATGCAGGCGGAGATGCTGTATGGAAATTTATTTTATTCAAACATAATTCACATCAAGTTGATGACGCAAGATCGCTGTCAAAACAAATGGGTTTTAGGAACTTTGAAGTAGACGACCATGGCAGGAATCATTTTCCTGCTCTGACCAAAGACAAAAAAATTAGCCATTGGATACTACCAGCGGACGGTAGTGCTCAACCCGATAATGACTTTGATGTAGATGCTTATATAGAAATGATTCGTAATCCTATCAACTTGAATCCTCACAGGTACAGTTGCAAAGTGAACTGTATGCATCTTTCAGGCAGTGCATACATCAGTGCCAAAGGCGGTGTCCATCCATGTTGTTTCCAGGGATTTGATTTACCCGACAGGAAGAGTGTGCCTCTGGATGACTTTCCAAAGTTACAAAAGACCTGGAACACCGATAATGTAGATTTAGTTTGTGGATCTAACTGCGAGGCTGTGGGACACCTCAGTTTAGATTAATTATTCTGTTTTGAAATTCAATCTTGGTGAGTCAATATCTGCTTCGGAGTCGACTGTTGTGCCATCTCCTTTAAACCATACTGTCTTGATGTGTATTGGTTCTAATTTCCAATATGCTTCTGCGGCATCTTGTCTTGTGGATCCCTTGACCCCAGTTGCCTGTTCTCTGGCCGCCTGTATCCTTGCTGATCTTCCAGTTACTACTGTGCTTCCGTCCACTGTTGTGTAACTTTCACTTCCGCCTGCAGTCGAAATATTAAGTGCAGTTCCGGCACCTGTCTTGCCATCCTTGATTTTAAGGTCCATGCCGTGGTCTATGAAATCTCTATCCTCCCACTTCCATGGAAGTTCTGTACTCCACATGTTGTCAACAGCAGTTTTGAAACTTGTTTGGTCTGACTCTGATGCGAATTCATATGTAACAACCAATGTCTGGTTGCTGTCTTGCAATTGGTATGATTTAGTAGGACTACCTGTGTCCCATACACTCTTGAAACCTATTTTAGTATTTGCATCATCTGTTGATGAGAAAGTAATTTTATTTTCATCGCCGTCAAGAACTTGAAAATGTCTTTGATGTTTGTAAGCGTCAGCCATTTGTTTTATCTCCTATTGCAATATGCTTTTATTTACCATAATATACCACATTATCCGCTTTGGGATATGTTCTCCATGGGTCAAATATAATGGTGCTATTATCTGCTGTTATTTCATCTGACTCGTGTACCCTTACAATCACCTGTACAGGAGTGTCAAATCCGTTTGCAAGTTGCCCTCCGTGTTTCTTCACATAGTGTTGGACCAAAAGGCTATAGGAACCGTCCACTAGGTCAGTTCCGGGTTTGTAAGTGTCTGAGGTAAAATGTACATTTTCTCCGTGTTGCAGTATTGCTTTGGCCATGTGTTCTGCCTGTCGCTCACGTGCGGTCATTATGCCCTCGAACAAATCATATCCCAATCCAAGGTCTTTGGCCAACCAACGCAGGGCGATGTTGTCTCTGGGATGGCAGGCTCCGCCGTCGCCCATTCCTGGTTTCATGTATGCTGTGCTGACTATTCGCTTGGTGCATTTGCCCAATGCCTGTGTTACTTTGTCTACATCCATGTTGCCCAATTTGTGAGCAACGTCCTGTATCATGTTAACAAGAGCAATCTTGTTGCTGATGAATGTGTTGTAGAATATTTTCATGGACTCTATTTCTTCCCAAGTACCAAATTCTATCCTAGGATAGTTGTCACAGACAACATTGTAAAAACTTTCTAATTGTTGTGCCTTGAGGGCAGTTTCGTACACACCTTTTTTTGTGCCTATCATTATCATCTCAGGATTGATCATGTCGTCGGCCACCGTGCCCATGGCGATTAGATATGGATTGTACAACAACTTCACATTGGTTACCAATGGTGCTAGTTCTCTCCTGATCGTGCCTGGCAGTACAGTAGATATCAAAACAAGACTTTGTGTAACTCCCATGTGCTTATTGCATTTTGTCAAAACTTTTTTCACTGAATCATAGTTGAAGTCTTTGACTTCCTTGTCGCTGGTAGGTTCTCTGCCGTCGTATCCTTCTTCGTGTGGTGTGGGTGTTGCAACAAAAACAATGTCTCTATCTCTTACAAGATCTTCAATGGAATCTCTTATTTCTATCAAATCGCTTCTTTTTCTTTCAATGTCATAACCTGCCACGTGGAAACCTTTTTTCCTTATGGCTTCTGCACAAGGCATGCCTAGTTTGCCAAGACCTATGAAACCTATCTTCTCTCCGTATATAATTTGATTGTTATTGAAAAACATTATTGTCTCTCCAAATCGCAAGTGACACAATGGTGTCCACCGCCCAGTGTTCTTGCGTGTTCCAACGAAACCGGTATGACTTTGAATCCTTCGCTGGTGAGCATTTTGATAAGATCTTTTTGAATAGGATCGACCATTACAGTTTCTTCGTTAATACTTAATATATTCATGCCTATCCATTTGGATGCATAAGGATAATCGTGGAATGTGCCTTCTGCCATATCATGTATCCATAATTTTCTAAAACTTCGTAAGAACTTTGGCAACTTGTCCGTATTCTGTACCCTAGAAGCATTTATCATGATCAAATCTTTTTTCAAAGACGTCAACGTTGAATCGATGTGTGCGTGTGCATAAACATCATCCCATACAACAACTTCAAATTCTGTACCCACAACATTCTGCAACCAATCTGCACCCGCCTGATTGGCAGTGCTGGTTTTAAGATACACCAATTTGTCGTCAAACTTTAACACATTGGCGGCATCGAATATAGGATACCTTTCAGTTAAAAGCAGTTTTGATTCTGTGCCCTGGCTGACATGCACTGCTTCTTTTGGTTCCATCCGTGCCCTGGGTGCCGCTATCCATCTGCATCCGTCTTTAATTGCCTGCTGTTTGATCACGTCATAGGCGTCGAACTCTCTGTACCTTGACTGATAAGGTGTTGGGCATTCGATAACCATGTTGCCAACACTCAACAATATGTCCCTTGGACAATAGGTATGCATTCCGGTCATCAGGTTTCCGTAGTGCGTGATTGATTGTCCATAATTTTGTATTTCCGGTCTGAATACTTTGACATCCTCGTCCTCCAAAAGATCTTTCATGGCCAGCAAATTGTCGTTTGCTGTTTGAATCACTTCGTCAGGTATGGCGCCTCTTGTGATTTTACCCTTATAGGTAGAAAGTCCTTGCATCCGATCAAAGAAAGTATCTCCCTTTGGCCAATGTCCGTTGATTGGATTACCAAGGATTATAGATTTCAGTTGTCCGTATTCGTTTTTTGTTGAAACTTTCACATGCGTATTTAACTGCGTATATTATTAGTAAATATGATTATGGAATACGACTATCATCATCATAGAATAAAGGTGTGGGAAGACCTAATAGTAAATGAGGATTTTGTAAATGAAACTGTTAGGAAATTGAAGCACGGTATCATACCAGAAATATATTTCAAGATAGACGAAGGACCTCCACTCGAACAAATCAAATACAAAGGAGAAAGTTTCATAAAATGGTTACAGAAGCAAAATTTGCCTCCAGAAAAAATAAAAATAGAATCAGATAATCTTGTACAAGACAAAACGGTTTGGCAAAATTACATACCTTACTACAATGAACAGCCATTTTTATATGGCCAGAATACACAATTCACAATCAATAAACAACCAACACATAAATTTGGTATGTTTATAGGAGGTTATAGATGGCCAAGACTTTATTTTGCGAGTCACATGTATTGTAACCATTACAAAGAATGTTTGATGTCGTATAATCACAAACATCTGAATATCGATGCATTGGAGCAGGTAATTGGTAAGGATGATCTAATTTTGTCTGAAGTGGAAAAGTTCAGCAATCACATTCCTATTCTCATTGACAGACCTAGCGATGATTTTATCAATTTTGATGATGCATATGGCATCTGTGATCAGTACAACAAGATAAAGATAGATTTGGTTTTCGAAACATGGTGGCAGGGCCAGACCTTCATGCCAACGGAAAAAACAGCAAGGCCGATACTTACCGGGACGCCATTTATTGTATTTGGACCAAAAAATTATTTGAAAAATTTACGTAGATTAGGTTTTAAGACTTTTGATGGGTTGATTGACGAAAGTTATGACGCCTATGAAGGTTTGAAAAGATTAGAAATAATGAAACAAATGATCAACACAGTAGATATAAATTTGCAACATGCTCAAAACATTTTGTTACACAATCAAGAAGTTTATAAAAAAATAAGCAAACAAAGTTTTATAGAGGAATTTGGATGTCAATGAAGATAGTTAGATTTGTTGACAACTGGCATCACTACTGCATACAATTTCATGAAATGAAGCCTTTGTATACTGATGTGAATGCCTTTACACAAACAAAAGCCGATAGAAAATATTCTTATCTTACTTGTTGGCATGGCGTAGACGAGGATGAGGTAATGGCGTTGGAAAAAAAAATAAGACTGCACATGACAATATCTGATCATGTGTATGTGGACTTGGGTGAGCCGTCTTTACAATATAAAGACAAAAGTTATGGATGGAACGAAGAAGATAATTTTTGGGAAGGACCTTACTTTGGTACCACAGACTTTGTCAATAAATTTCAGACAGCCGATAACGTGACTTTTTTTGGAAATATTGTACCACAAGTGCCAACCAATAGGCCATTATATTATCTAAATGACATGTTTTTTGAAAGTCGGTACATCTATAAGGAAAATCCATTATGTATTAACCTATTGCAGAAGATAAATGATTCAAAGATAAAAAAGTACAAATGGGAACTGATGTGTAGCAACAATGTGGACCTATACAATGAATTACAACAACATGAGGTAATGAAACATACGTTTGCCACATGCCATAAGTTGGGCATCAGTCATTGGGGTCCTGATGTAGTGGCTCCTGTAAAAGGAACATCAGGTGCTGAAACTTTTGATGAATCAAATCTACGTGTAAGTGACTTGATCGACCCCTCGATTTACAATGAAAGTTTTTACAGTTGTGTTGTAGAAACAAATATACCCGCAGACAATTCGTCTGCGATGTTTAGCGAAAAAGAAGCAAAACCAATCATAACAAAAAGACCTTTTATAATAGTGGGAAGTATGCATCATCTTAAATCTTTTAGAAAATTAGGCTTCAAAACTTTTGCACCTGTGATTGACGAAAGTTATGACAATGAACCAAACGAGGCAAAGAGGAGAACTATGATACTTGACTCAATGTTAAAATTATGTGAGCAAGACCCACAGGAGGTGTATGAGAAATTGAAACCTGTCCTAGAACATAACATTGATCATTTCTATAATCACAAATGGAATGAAGAATTACAAAAGGCTTGGCTTACACCCAACCTGTTATCTGAATAACGTATCTGTCAATTTCGCCTAGGTTGGCGGCCATGTGTTTTGTAGCGCCATGCCAACTAAACCAAGACCCTATGGGTCCTGTGCAAAATTTATCTTCTATCCAGAGTTGATGTCCGGGTGCTGGATCATGCAGGAATACCATGATACGAACTATTCTGTCAACGTCTGCTTTTTTGTTTCTTGCGTATGTTGGATAGTTGTCCTTGTGCCATGGCAATATCAATCCGGGGGTGTATTTTGCAAAAGCATAAACAGGATCATTTAATTCAAAGAAATCTAATACGTAACCAAATACTTTATGAACATCGTCAGGAATGAACACACCCTTGCCCACTTCTTCGAACTTTGGTATAAGGCATCCAACACGTTCTTTGTAGATGCCATAATTTTCTTTGGCAGTTGTGAAGCCTTGGTTTTTGTCGGGATTTTCGTACCATGGTAGATCTTCATAGTCACTGGCTTTCCAATGCACAGGCAAAGTGCCATGTTTGTGATTCCAATCAGAGAACGTGTATTTCATAATATATGTAGATAATTATCACTATATGAAGTCAATAGGATTCTTTGGAGATAGTTTTTGTGCTAGTAATCAACCTGAGAGTTGGTGCAACATCCTGCAAGAGAAATTAGGTGCCAACAGGATCAGATGGTTTGGTAGTCCTGGCAGGAGCATATGGAGTGTGTTCTTCCAATACAATAAGTTGATAGAACAGAACCAAGTGCCAGACATATCTGTATTCTGTTGGACTGAACCATACAGGTTGTATCATCCTGAACTGATCCTGAGTGCCAACACAGAACCATTGGAAGGTGTTGACCCAAATGTTTACGAGACATTAAACAACTACTGGAAATATCTCCACAACTATGACAAGGATGAGATGGCGTATGAGTACGCACTAAAACATTATGATCAAAACGTGCTATCCAAAGTTCAAAGTGAGATTGTGCAGATGTGGAGTTTCAGACCATTCGAGACGGCAGGTAAAGATGCCGGGATCAAACTCACATCAGGTATCTTTATTGATGAAAGTATGTTTGCGTTCAGCAAGTCTGCAGGAGAGAAAGACGGATGGGGCGTTGGAACAATCAATCACATGACAGTTGAACAAAATAAAGAATGGGCAGAAAGAGTATATGAAAGAATTGAAAGTTAAAGGATACGCTACATATGACAGGCTTAAAACCTGCATCGTTGGTAGGACTTACAGCAAAGATCAATTTCAAGATATAAAAAATAAAAAGGTTAAAGACATACTGTTCAAGATACTGGACGAAACAGAGGAAGACTATCAAAATCTCTGTAAGGTTTTAGATATCGCTGGCGTTGAAGTGTTACGTCCGGACGTGATAGAAACCAATACCAGTCACAGACCCGCGAACCAACCTAGAGACGACATGGCGGTTGTGGGCGAGACACTTTACGTTAATAACAACAGACCTGAATACAAATCCATACTCGACAGGATACACAACAAAGTTATCATTGAAGAATGTGAACAAAGCAAACTTATGAGCACTAGTTTTATACACAGGCTTGGCAGTGGATTGCATTGGGGTACTCATCGTCCTCAATGGAGAGACAGTATGTTGGTCCGTAAGTACCAAGAACAATGGCACAGCGAAGGATTTGATGTTGATATAATGGAACACGAAGGACATGGCGATTGTACTTGGTGTGTGCCAAAGGAAGGCTGTATAGTTACTTTGTTTGACATACAAAATTACAAAGAAAAATTTCCAGGTTGGGACATCTGCTATCTGGAGGACAAGTATTGGGATCAAATGAGTCCATTCCGAAAGGTAAAACAAAAAAACGGCGGTAAGTGGTGGGTACCTGGTGAGGAAGACAGCGATGACTTTAGTGAATATGTTGAAACCTATCTCAAGGATTGGGTTGGCTACGTTGAAGAAACTGTTTTTGAGGTTAACATGTTATCGATAGATCAAAACACAATATTGGTCAACAATTACAACAAACAAGTATTTGATTTCTTAGAAAAACATAATATAGCACCTGTCATTGCACCATTCAGACACAGATGGTTTTGGGATGGCGGAGTGCATTGTGTGACGCAGGATCTATACAGAGAAAGAACTTACTAGTTCTGGAATATAATCTTTCAAATTAATTTTACGATGTTTGTCCTGGACAGTTGTAAATTCAACAAGGTCTTGCATCAACTCATTAGATTTGATTGATCTATACCGTTTCAACTTTTCAGCCAACGCAATCAGGCACCACTTGATGTGTTTTGGTGGATGTTTAAGCATTTCTTTTGCCAAGTCTTTAATTGTTTTTTGTATGATATCTTCAGGCAACATTTTCCAATGCATAAATTTAGGATCATTCAAAATCTCTATATTTACAGGTGCGTCACTGTGATTGAACGACAGAGGCGCCAAAGTTTTAATTACATCAATGGCGTTATGAACATTCCAAAATTGCATGACAAAATTGAATCTAAGTATTGATCCATTGCCAAGCCTTTTAATAAATTTGTTGTATTGCACTATGTTCTTGTGCACCACATCATAGTTTGCAGGGAATCGTACGTATTCGTAGGTCTTGCCAACTCCGTCCATGCTTATAGTGAGTATGACCTGCTTGAATTGACTTACCATGTCAAAGAATTTTGGATGTATCTTGGTCGCATTTGTTGTTACTTCTAAAACAATGTCTTTGGCAACATCTTTATCTATGCAGTGTTTCAGTAATTGGAAGAATTCGGGATTGATAGTTGGTTCACCTCCGGTCACATGTAACAATTTGGTTTTGATTGCGGCTTGTTTAATTTTGTCTATGTTTGAAGCATTCTTTGGCCAGGTATAATCTTCTTCGAAGTAGCCATCGAAATACTTCCATGATGTATCATTGTTTGGGTCCTTTTCTTTAGAGTTCCATCCTAGTTCCTTCCATTCTTTCCAGAGTTCACTGGAAGCGTAAGGAAAACACATCTTACATTTAAGATTGCATTTATTTCCAAACTTAATATCTATTTTTTTTATGCTTTGCTCGTGTTCATCGCCTTGAAAGTTTTTGTTGTATTCTAAACGTGAACTTTGGTTGTATAACTTTTCGTTTTTGTAACAAGTTTCGCATTCGGGTAAAGCATTGCCTTGTAACATGGACTTTCTTACGTTTTGCAAATACTTGCTGTCAAACCATTGCTCCAAACTGTCAACATCTTTGAGTGTGTTTTTTTCAGTATTAATTGTTTCTGTCCATTGCGCCTCACAGCACATCTGGAATCTACCTGTTGGAGAAATTGTTACAGAATCAAAAGGCACCCTGCAATATGTTTTAGATACCTCTTTCATTGTAAGCCTTTACAACAGGGGTCAGCAAACCCTTGTCTAACTTTGTTTGTAAGTGATAGTGATACTTTTCTAGATCGTATTCGTTTCTTTTCAATAATCCTTGTTTGGGATTGAATTGCCATTTGTCAACGGAGAACCAATCACCTTTCTTTGTGCATTGTTGCGGCCATCCTGTATCCTTTTCTTTCAACATCAAGATGTCTATTTGTTGTATAAGATCAAAATCCTGGAAATGGTTATGAAGTTCTCTTTTTTCGAGTATGAGGTTATCTCTTTCGTCGTTTGCATGTTTCACATTCATATCAAAGTATCCGTGTATCGCTGGATGTGTTATGATCGTGTCTTCGGTCACCCATGAACCTTTGACCACTAGATGTTTGTGTTTGTCATATGCCCTGTTGTATATGCAGTGTTCTTCTCTACGGTCAATCTTGTTGAAATTCAATGCCAGTTCAAGGAACAGTTCGTGAGGCACATACACATTTCTTTCTGGATCACTTCCAGCAAGGGAGGCATCGAACCACCATTGCCACCATGTTATGTCCTTTGCTGTCAGGAACACTGGTTGCATCTGTATTGGTCCGTGTAATGTATGTCCATATTGATACTGTTCTCTTTGATGTTTACCGTGATTAATTTTGTAAAAGACAATAGGACGTGGGTCATCTATCCATTCTTGTGGGATTGGTTTGTGTATCCTGCATTCAGGATCGAGGAACAATATTCTGTCCTCCGGACCTGCATTCCGCACTACCTCTATCATTTTGATGTGGATGTAATGGTTTAGATGTGAGAAACTGCCATATGGCACAACCTCCAGGTGAAGATCATATCCGTATTTGGCACAGTCATCAGACAGGCCCTTTGAATAGGTTTCCATGAAGTATTGGGTGGCGTAGGCAAATATTTTAAGTTGCATAGTATTCGTGTACCTTGTCTATCACATAAGTTCTCTCTTGTTCTGTCATGAAAGGACTGCAAGGCAAAGACATTGTTTGTGATGTAATGATATCAGTGTTTGGCAATGCTATATCGCTGTCAGGTGTGTGGCTGTAATCCTGTAGACCTTTTGGCCAGTGAGATAAAGCCTCGATGTTTTGCTCTTGCAACCACTTAGACATTCTTGGTCTATCATCAACCAACACAGAATATAAATGGAAAGTGTGATGCTGATCTTTCTGTTCTAGAGGCACGTGGTTAACCACATTTGATAATCTTGTGTTGAAAACTTTTGCATGATCTCTCCTACGTTCATTGAGTTCATCTAGGTATGGCAACTTGGCCAAAAGAAAAGCGGCCTGTAGAGTATGAATGTTTCGGTTCCAACCGGGCATGGTGTGATCATATCTGGTATGGTTCTTGTCTCTGCCATGATTTTTTATCTGTCTGGCCTCGTCACATATGTCTTTCGAACCAGTGATTGCTCCTGCACCCCCTATTGCTCCAAAGTTTTTCACAGGACCAAAACTGAAACAGGTTATGTCTATGCCGTGATCTTTGTGTCCTATGCGTTTTCCTTTAAACATACTGCCAGCACTCGGTGCCGCGTCTTTTACTGTCATTAGATTGTGTTTCTTTGCAATGGCTACAATTTTATCTATGTCGGGACTCTGTCCGTTGATGTCTGTCCATACCAACACTTTTGTTTTATCTGTTATCTGTGCTTCTATCTTGTCTTCGTCTATGCAATAATCAGATATCTTGCTGTCCACCCATTTGACATCTGCACCTTGGTGTAGGAATCCTTCCACAGTGGCTATGTAACTATGAGAGCAACAAACTACCTCATCACCTGGACCAACTCCGGTAATCATTGCGGCAGTGTGTAAAGCATCAGAACAACTAGTCATAGAACATGTGTCTTCCGCTCCTGTGTATTCTGTCCAGGCCTGTTCTAATTTTCCAACAGATGCACCACGGAGATAGTTGCCTTCGTCCATGACATCTCTGTAGGCCTTGTCTAAATCTTTCTGTATGTGAGATGAAATTCTTTTAAGGTCGTGTAATTTTATTTTATCCATTTCAGTATTATAAACTATTTTGAAAGCAATTACGAGTAGTTATGGCTCGCTATTGGCTCGCTATTAGGTCTTTGGTTTTGGAAATTATTTTGAATAATCTGGCAGAGGTCCACCGTACTTCTTGCCTTTGATACGCTTACCACTCACCTTCATGGTCTTTCCACCAACTTTCTCACTACGGTTGCCGGTACGTTTCATCTTGCCCTGTGATTTACAACTACTGACCCATGAAGCAGGCAGGCTACTCATAGGTTTGGAACACGCACCCTTTGGTGCTGGTCCTATGTTCTCTGAGGTGTTGTAAATCTCGTAGATCTTCATTGTGCATGTATTTAACACATCTATCCATGAAGTTGATCTTGTTAAAATGTAGCAGTTGGTAACAAAGTGTTAGGTGTTAAGTTAAGATTAGTTTAGCATAAGATTAGATGTTTAGCATTAGCACTGTCAGTTTAGTATAAGATCTGTCAGCATGGCTGAATAAATACTCATATGAAAATCAATGAATTCATAATTGCGCCAAAAGAATCAAAAGATACTACATCTAGCGATACTACATCTAGTGCCATCAAAGGAGACCAGACACAAGATATAGTGCCACAAGATATAGTGCCAGGAAATAAATTGGCACTAGAGGTTGACAGCATAGAAGAGCATGATGACCATTCCGCAATCACAGAAGGTGTAAGCCAAATTTTCAGAAGGCAAAAGGGCGGAGCACCTACCAAAGGATTTAGATGTACCAGTGGGCCTAGGAAAGGTCGTATCGTTGCCAAACCAAGCACCTGTTTCCAGAAGACTGACCCGCAAAGATCTGCGAAGATCAGAAAGAAGAGAAAGGCCAAGGCCGGCATAGCAGGTAAGAAATTGGCCCAGACTAAAAGGTCCGGTGCCGGTTCGAGAAGGCTACAAGGTGTTCAGATAAAAAAAACAAAAGGTTCACAGCCAAGACACGGCAAGTCCACTAGAAGCGGTGCCAGAGCATTACTTAAATCCAAGACAATCAAACCCAAGAAAAGATAATTTTGGTATTTCAGGTATCACAAAGACTATATCTTGTAGTAGATCTCACACAAGATACTAGATCAAGTCTACATTATATATTATATACACCAGGTTGACCGTATTAGGATCCATGTTATTATGAGTTATGGATACAAGGTTGCAGGTTCCTAAGACTACTTATAAAAGCCACATTCGTGGTCAGTACGAGGAGTCTGCGGTATCCTCAAAATTAACAAAGGAGATGAAATGAGATCAGAACATGATGAAGTGAAACAAATATTGGAATTCCACGGTATTACAGATGTGGATGATATCGCATATGGTGATGAGTGCTATGATGACCTATACGATTATTATGCGAACACAGGCGAGATGCCATACGGTGTGATGAAGGCAAGAACAGGTATGCCAGATGAATGGATAATTGATAGAGTATTAGACCTTGGTGTTATCGAGGAGATGGCATAATGATGGGTGGATTACAGACAAAATCAATTGAAGACATTTTTGAAGAAATGACGGATACATATACCAGAGGTGATTACCTTGAAGGTGTGACACAATGGGGTGATGATGCCCTTATGTCACCAACAAGTTTCGCCAAAAGATTTCACGATGTGTGTTTAGGGTATGGATACAGGGAGGCAGAGATCATACCTGCAAAGATGGAAATAGAGGATTGGTGCCGAGAGCATCTTTTACATTTGGAAAGTAAATTTAGATGATAATTGAAACTATATTTGGAATCGCATTATCTTTGGCGGGCGGTGGAGATGCCCAGTCAGGAGATCCTGCTTCTATGATATACAAAGGAATCATCACAGGCAATAAAATTATCCAAAAAGAAAAAAACAAAGAAGTGGATGACAGCATCCATGAAGAATTACATTTGATGACAAAGGATTTCATCTATAAGATAGGAGATATAAAGTAATGATTGAAAATCACAGGCATACTTTCGCGGTGGCAGACATAGGAGATTTTGATCTGGACGAGGACAGAAGTATTGTTCCGTCTATAGAAAATATCCTAAAGAGTGCAGGCATAGAGGCAGTGGTAGACGGCGAAGAGTACAGCCAGGCCGTGTTCACTGTTCATACTAGATCACCAAGATCAGTAATAGAAGAAGCATTAGAAGGAGATGGTATATATCTAGAAAAGTAATTTTTTATGATAATTGCCATCACAGGAATTCAAGGACAAGGACAGACATTTTTAGATTGGAGCATCTTGTATCTCAACGGTGCCACAAGGTATTGGAGAGAAGACGGAGAAGGTTATCATAAATGGCGTACTTTATCAGATTCTCCATTGAATTCAATTACCGCCCATGGGCATAAGAAGGGTCATCCTGGCTTTACTCGTCAATGGCGTGAAGAATACAAAGAATATATTGATCTAGCGAGGCAACAGGAAAACGAATTTCCTATCATTCTTTATCCATTTCCAGACCCTTTTTTAGGAATTGAATGGCGGTCGGACCTCGAGGATTCCGCCCACTTGCTAAAAAAATTAGGTACTAAGGTTATTTGGATAACCCAGACAGAATGGTATCCGTTTGGTCATGAAAGAGCAAAGACGGTGAATATCTACGACGATGTGAAAATCAGTATGGCAAGTGATAATTTGCCAAGCGACAGAAAAATAAGAAAATTTTTGTCTCTTAATCTTTTCAAACAGAAAAATGATGCGGTGAAAATGTATTCCAGTCTTGCACAAGATCTTGAAGGAGTTGTTGATATAATTATCACAGACCGCCAAATTCAATACCACACCCATGATACCGTTAAAATGATTATGGACAAGTTGGGACTGACAATAGTCGATGATAGGTGGAAGAAATGGTGTGAGATCGCCTCGCAATGGCAAAAAACATTTGATAAGATAAAAACATTACACACCAAAACGATTCCTGGCATAGCCAAGGCCATAGTTGAGAACAGGGAGATAGAATGGCCAACGGCACAAATGGATATCTTTCAAGAGTCTATGATCATGTACTGGATAATGAAGAATCACAGAAAACAATTGGTATTACCTGATGACGATTTTCCGTATGATTCAAAATATCTCCACAAATTCCTACGAGGGTAGGCAAAAAAACTTCCATTTTTAGCGACTTTTTAACAGGTTGACCGTATTACCATCCATGCTATACTGATAGAAACAAAGGAGTTGAACTTATGTATATGAAAATGAAAAAGATGATTGAAGACATCGGTGTATTAAACAACGATGAATTGAATCAAGTTGTAGAGGCAGTGAAGTTGAGAAGAAATCAATTACACTTCCAAGATGCTCATTCACTAAAATTTGGTGACAGAGTTTCGTTCCAAGGCAGACACGGTATCACGGAGACTGGTACTGTTGAAAAAGTTAAGATCAAATATGTTTTGGTGAGAACTGACAGAGGTCAGAGATGGAATGTTCCAGGATCACACCTAACACCAATCAAGGAGAAAGCGAATGCCTAATTGGTGCGATAATCAAGTCACTATCACGGGGCCGAACTCCGTGATAGACAAGATAGAGAAAATTGTAAACGAAGAGAAAGATGCTGGCGGACTTCTAAATTTTTTCCACCCTATGCCTAAAGAGTTGAGAGAAACAACGGCGGATGGTAGTGAAGACAAGAAGATGATTGAGAAGTACGGCTACTCAGACTGGTACGGTTGGGCCTGTGATAATTGGGGCACCAAGTGGGACATATCAGAGTTCTACGGAGTGGACAGACAATATTTAACAGAACAGAGTGAGGGAGAATCAAGTATATCATTCGCGTTCAGTTCGGCCTGGGCACCACCAACAGGAGCCTATGAATACTTCCTGGCAAAGAACGAGGAGTGTTCGTTGAAGGCATATTACTACGAAGGTGGCTGTGACTTCATGGGTGTTTGGGATAACGGAGATGACAGGTGTTATACGATATCAGAAACGGCTTCGGACGGTAGCAAGGACGAATTCTGGGAAACAGAAGAAGGTGAGATGTTGGATGAGATGTTCAACATCACAGAAGGGATGGCGGAGTATGAAGCACAACAAGAAGCAGAAAAGGAAGATGTTCACGAGTATGTGAAAGGTAATCCAATCAACATAGGGGAGGAAGTATAATGGGGACTAGATTAAAAGACATCGTGTTTGACAGGCACGAAGACCACTTGTATGAGGATGAGAGAGCGATGAGATTGACTCCTTATGTGATGGCGGAGAGATGCCTACAAGTTGAGATGAAGAACATCTATGAAGATTATGGCAAAGGTGATTTCGATACATTGTCCTACATCTTGTCTGGTGGATTCAAAGGCTT